ATCACATTGTTCAAGTATGTAAACCATCCTCAATGAAAATAGAAGGTGCTGAAGTAATTGATCAACCTTTACAAGCAATGGACTTGTTTGCATTGTTAGCAGTAAGTGATAAGCGTGTATTGATTGATTCATCTTTACAACATGCAGCAACAGCATTAAAACTTCAATCAAATGTATTTTGGATAGGTACTAGTGCTAAAAACTTTGGATATGCAATGCATAAAAACATTGAAGCAAATCCACCATCTAATGCAGTTAAATTAGTAGACTCATATTTGTTTGATTATTCATTTGAGGGCGTAACACATGAATGTCCATACTTCAGTGTAGAAGAGATGTTTGATGTTGCCAAAATTATTGAAGAAATTTAATTACAATATATCTTGTATTATTGAAATAAATTTCATATAATAAAATAAAAAAGGAAACACGTTATGACCAGAAAACTGGACAAAGAACATCAAGAAGAAATTCAAGCATTACGCGCTGAATTCACAAAAAATTCAAGCATGCTTGGAAACATTGCAATTGAACTTCATGTATTAAATCGTCAATTAGAAATGATGAACGCAGAACAAGACAAATTTTTAACTCAATTCGAATCATTGAGAACACAAGAATCTGAATTGATGCAAAAGATGCGCGAACGTTACGGCGACGGACAAATCAATATTGTCGACGGTACATTTACTCCGGGTTCAGGTTTGGAACAATAAACCCATATTTATTTAAAAAAAATCATAGGAGTTTAAATGGCAGAAAGAATAGTTTCACCGGGCGTATTTACGAATGAAGTAGATCAATCGTTTTTAGCAGGTGGAGTAGCACAAATTGGTGCGTCGATTGTAGGACCGACAGTAAAAGGACCTGCACTTATCCCAACACAAATAACAAGTTTTTCGCAGTTTCAAGAAATATTCGGACCAGTAACAGATGAATCATATGTTCCATTTGTAGTTCAAGATTATTTAAGTGCTGCAAAAGGCGGTAATGTAATTACAGTAACACGTTTATTGTATGAAGATGGGTATAAATTAACTAATGGTGCTTTAGCAGTAATTGCAAAGTCGGGATCAACACAAGTTGTAACACATGTATTACATCCAACTAATCCAGTAACATATAATGCAGCAACAAATCTATTTGATAAGTCGATTTTAACCGATGGTGGTTCTGGATCATTCGCACTTAGAATTTCAGGTTCGTATTTAACTGATACAACAGTACCAGGATTTAGTGCATTTCTAGTAGGGTCGGGTTCAGCAGTATCTGGGTCAATTGTTCAAACAAGCAATAGATATTTAAGCAAAGTATTTGGAACATCTCCAAAATCATTAGACTATCCAGTATATGTTCAATATGAAAATTACAATGCATCTTCAGTATTTGCAAACATTGGTCAAGTAACAACTGAATTAGCAATATTATCAAATTATGAATTTTTGCAAGATTATAACACCGCTGAAACGCCGTGGGTTACAACGCAAAAAATTGGAAGTCTTGTTAAAAACTTGTTTAAGTTCTATACATTGTCTCACGGTACATCAGTTAACTACAATGTTAAAATAGGTATCCGTGATATTAGATTAGCAACTGAAAATTCAGATCCAAATGGATATGGAACATTTACGGTTGAAGTACGTACTGTGAATTCTACATCACCATCACCAGGACTTCCAGGATCGCCATATACATCTAATGATACTGATTCAACTCCATCAATTGTTGAAACATTCCAAAATGTTAATTTAGATCCAAAATCACCTCGTTATATTGCTAGAGTAATTGGAACGCGTTATCAAACAGTTGACGCAAATAACAATTTGTTGATTAATGGTGATTATCCAAATAATTCAAAATATGTTCGTGTAGAAGTTGAAGCAGCAGTAGAAACTGGTGCAAATGATAAAACTTTAGTTCCTTTTGGATTCCGAGCTCCAAGTTCACCAATTCCAATGGCGTCTGGATCTTTGAATTTAACAGCAGCATCATATAAAACATCGCAAGTTAACTCAGGTATTTTCAATTCAAATAATTATTTCGGATTTGATTATACAACACAAAACAATATCAATTACTTAGCACCAACTCCAACATCAGGATCAACAACAGGTAGCAATGCTGATTTTTATTTAGGTAATATGAGTCAAGATGCACAAGCTGGATTTCCGTCATTAACATCTCCATATTCAGGGTCAATTGAAACTGCATTAACAGCAGGAACACTTACTGCGAATGTTGCAACATCAACACGTAAGTTTATGGTGCCAATGCAAGGTGGCTTTGATGGTGCTCGCCCAAATTTACCTAAATATTCTGGAGTGAATATTACTGCAACAAATACATTTGGATTTGATTGTTCAACAGCAACTTCAACAGGTACATTAGCATATAATAAAGCATTTGGTCTTTTATCAAATACTGATTATTATGATATGAACTTGCTTGTTATCCCAGGTATTATTGACAGTTTGCATTCATCAGTAACAAGTGCAGCTCGTACATTGTGTGAAAATCGTCAAGACACATTCTATGTAATGGATACCAATGCATTAACGGATTCAATTCAAACCGTTGTTAATCAAATAACAACGTTGGATAGCAATTATACAGCAGCATATTGGCCATGGCTTCGAATTGTTGGTGCAAACAATGTTCCAACTTGGGTACCACCTTCAGTATTACTTCCAGGAGTATTAGCATTCACTGATAGTACACAAGCTCCATGGTATGCACCAGCTGGTTTAAATCGTGGATTGATTACTGCAAGTGATACTTATAAGAAATTGTCTCAATCAGATCGTGATACATTGTATAATGCTCGTATCAATCCTATTGCCAACTTTTTAACAGATGGTATTGTGGTATTTGGTCAAAAGACATTACAGGCTCGACCAAGTGCATTAGATCGCGTTAATGTTCGTCGTTTGTTGATTGCGGTTAAGAAATTTATTGCATCATCAACTCGTTATTTGATATTTGAACAAAATACAAATACAACTCGAAGCAGATTCTTAAGCATTGTCAATCCATATATGGAAGATGTACGTGCAAATCAAGGTTTATATGCATTCCGTGTTGTTATGGATCAAACAAATAACACACCGGATTTAATTGATCAAAATATTTTATATGGTCAAATATTCCTTCAGCCAACAAGAACGGCAGAGTTTATTATTCTAGATTTTAATATTCAACCGACAGGTGCAGCATTTGGCAATCCTAACGCATAATATTAAATAAAAAAGTACAAAAGGCAGGGTTCGCTCTGCCTTTTTTTACATTCATGATATTTATATTAAAATAGGAAACAAAATGGCATTAATAGATCAAGCAAATCCAAATTTAGCGATTGTTGAGGGAGTTGATATATTCGATAAAGCGTTTTCATGGGAACCGAAACGTCAACATCAATTTATCTTGGAAGTCAATGATATTCCATCATATCTAGTAAAAGCTTCTGGTAAGCCGACAATCACAAACACGGCTGTTGAATTAGACATGATCAACGTTAAACGTTATGTAGCAGGTAAACATACTTGGGACACTATCACGATGACATTGTATGATGCAATTGTTCCATCAGGAGCACAAGCAGTTATGGAATGGGTTCGTTTACATCATGAATCAGCAACAGGTAGAGATGGATATTCTTCATTTTATAAAAAAGAAATACGTTTACACCAATTATCACCATTAGGCGAAGTAATTGAAGAATGGATCTTAAAAGGTGCATTTATTACTAGTGCAGGATTTGGAACATATGATTGGTCAAGCGATGCAGTACAAGAAATTGAATTAACTATTCAATTTGATTGGGCATTCTTAAACTTCTAATATCATTAATGAAATGGGGGCTTTTGCTCCCATTTTTCTTGTTCTATCATATTTATAATAAAGGTTATATAAGGAAACTATGAGTACACATACTACAAAAATCAATCCAAATGTTATTGATATTGCAAAACAACGTTATGAATCCAAACAACGAGGTAAGCTGCCAACAATTATTGCATCATTAGCAAGTGGCGGAAAAATTTATCCAGAAACATCCCCGTTACGTAGCGGCAAAATTGAAATGCGATACATGACTGCATATGATGAGGATATTTTAACAAACGCTACATATATGCGTGAAGGTGTGTTGTTTGATAAATTATTACAAGCAATCATTGTTTCAGATGTTGATGTTAATGAAATTTCTACATATGATAAAAATGGTTTAATTATCAATGCTCGAGTATTATCATATGGCTCAGAATATCCAGTACAAGTCACTGATCCAAACACAAAAACAAAATTAGAACGCGTTATAGATTTAACTAAAATTAAATTTCGTACGTTTGATATAGAATCTGATGTCAACGGCGAAATTGATTATAAAGTTGGCGATATTACATTGAAATTTTCATATAATAACAATTTAGATTTAACTAATACAACTGTTTCTAAAATGTTAGAGTTAGTTATCAAACAAGTTGATCAATCTAGATCTAAAACTGATATTGAAAATTTTATACGCTATGAATTTTTAGCTAAAGATGCAAAAGATTTTCGTCAATATTACATACAAAATATCCCGGGTTTAGATTTAACATGCGAATTTGAAGGTGACAAAGGAGGCACCTTCGAAGCTGGGTTTCAACTTGGAGCAGACCTTTTTTGGTTTTAAACCAGAAGATCGAGTTGCATTTCATGACAACATATTCAATTTAATTTGGCACGGTGAAGGTCGATGGGACTGGGATACTATATATGAACTGCCTATCTTCTTAAGACGACATTGGACGAAACGAATCAATAAAATAATAGAAGAGCGTAATGAATATCAAAATCGAGTAGCAGAAGAACGTAAACGCGGAAAAAAATCTAAATCTACAATCACTCCTCCGATGGCGCTAAAATCTAGATCGTAAATATTTATATAAAAGTATTTATGACTCAACAACAACTTATATGGCGACTTAAACAACAACCAAGACAATCGAATTGGCTAGATGACTTTGGTCGGGGTATTGCTGCTACTACAGATGCGTTAGGTGAATTTGGACGATTTTCTAGACAAGCGTTAAACGCAGCAGAAGATTTAACAAAACAACTTATTAAAACTGGTACTGAAGGGTTCAAGGGGTTAACTGAGTCATCGACTGCAATGAATATTGGTTTATCTAAAACAATAGAAATAAATCAAGTATTACAAAAAAAGTTTTTAGATGTAGCAAAAGCAGCATCATTTGTTGAAGAAAGAAATTCAATTCTTAATAAGAGTTTTGGTATATCTAGTGTCAATGCAGCTAAATTAAGTCAAAAGTTTATTGAAATGAGCAAAGCTCAACAAATAGCTGGCCAGAAAACTGCAATTTCAGGTGAAGCAATGATGGAATATGCTGGTAATATTAAAAAAATGTTACCGACATATAATCAATTAACTACAAGTAATGAATCATACTATAAAGGATTACAACAAACACAGGCTGCATTAATAACAGGAATTGGATTATCAGAAGAACAAGCTAATTCATTTACTCAATTTGCTGGAGCAAATGCAGCTAACGCAGCACAACAATTAAAAGCAACTGAGATAATGGCAAAAGCAATGGGCGACCAAGACGGATCATTAGGTTTCGTCAAACAAATAACAGAAGGTATTGCAGAAGCTGGCTCAGAAATTCAATTGCAATATGGTCGCTTACCTGGATCGTTGGAACGAGCAACAATAAAAGCAGGTAGATTAGGCTTAAAATTAGAAGATTTAGCTGGGTCGGGTGAAAACTTGCTTGATATTGAAAATAGTATCGGTCAAGAATTAGAATATCAATTATTAACCGGACGTCGATTAGTTAATGATCAAAATCAAAGTTTAACTAATTTATATCGAGAAGCAACACTTCGAGGTGATGCAAATAAACAAGCTGACATATTAACTGAAATTGTTCAAAAAGAAGGTAAAACACTAGAAAATAATTTATTTGCTAGAAAACAAATGGCAGATTTATTAGGTATACAAGAAGGTCAACTTGCAAGTGCAATTCAAAAACAAAAAATTCTAGAAAAAGCCGGCGAAGCAGGAATTAGTTTGAATCTTGACGATGAAGGATCAATTGCAGAAGCTGCAGCAGCGCTAAAAAAAGCCGGAGCATTAGATGAAAAAGAATTCGATGCTTTCATGAAAACAAATGATACTCGTACAACAGATGATTTATTGAAAGAACAATTGTCAATTGCAAATGAACAATTGATGTATACTCGGATGGATGTACAAGCTAATCGAGAAAATTTAATAAAAGCCGCAGAAAAAATGGCAAAGGCGTCCAAAGGAATGACTGATGATGAATTAAAAGGTTTAGGTCAAGCATTAACTATATTAAGTGTTCCGCAAGCCGCGGCAAAGGAAATCATTGATTCGGCTGCAACCGCAACTGTCGATGGAGCCGAATCAATCCGCGCTAAAAAGACTAACGACCTCGTTGCAACACCGACAGGATATGGCGATCGAATATTACTTGCAGGGGAAGATACATTTGCATTGAATAATGATGATACACTTGTAGCTGGAACTAATTTATTTCCGCAACAATCCACCGGAGGCAACAACACGGTAGCAAAATTAGATGAATTAATTAAAGCAATACACAACCAAACCAGAGTATTATCATCACGTGATAACACATTTGGAGCAGGAATAAATAGTGCATACTACGGATAAGGAACAATATGACTAACCCAACATTAGGTGCTGGATCACAATTTACAAAACCATTCAATATTTTTACACAACAAGAAAATTGGATTAGTTCAAATACATTAGGATACCAGAATCCAACAGAGTATGTAGGATCACAATTTCAATCACCATTTAACATATTACCAGATACTAATTTTATAAAGCGAAATCCAACATTAAAACTTCCAAACACACAACTAATAACTGCAGCGCCTTCGCAAACATTACAAACATTATTTGGACCAACAGAAGCTGAATTAGCGACGCCTAACAAAAAAGATACAAAATATGCTAATCAATTCATAGGAAATCCGTCTGCAGAAAATTGGCGAATTACAAGTACGACATCATCTTTTACAAATCTAGACAATACGCGTACGTTATCAGAAGGTGCTGGCTATGCAGCTGGTATTGCCGCCGGCGCATTAGGATTTCCACAAATTGGACAAAGTGCACAAAATGTATTCAACTTTCATTCTGGAGATTTAACTGGTCGTTATTTTACATTGCCGTTTGATCAACTAACAAACAAAATTAATTTGAACAGCGGCGCAGTTAGCCTTGTAAATTCTATTGGTAGTTTATCCCCTTATTCAGATTTTCGAGCTAAAAAAGTTGCAAGTGCATTCGCAAATACAACTGCAAATATTGCTGCAAGACTTGCTACAGCAGTAACAAATGCTAGAAAAGATGGGGCATCAGCTGCATTTCGATCTGCAAACTTTAGTGGACGAGCAGCAGCGTATGCTGGTGCAGCAGTATCACCTGCAGGAGCATATACGTTATTCAATTTAAATGGTGTAGGTGAATATGGGTATGGGTATGGTGATCATGATTCAAATTATGCATTGCGATCTGATTTCACATTGAGAAGTGAAGTTGCAACAACATGGAAATTTGGAAAAAAAGCAACAGATACAACAAAAGCTGTGACAGGCAAATTTTATAAAACACGTAACAGAATAGAATCAGTAACACCTTTCCGAGGTGATAAAGTTACTGTAATTGATTTCGGACGTCGTCTATTAAAAAATGCATATCAATGGAAGCCATCTAGAAGTGAAAAAGATACAGTAAATAAAACAAACTTAACAAAAGATTTTATTAAATTTTTCTTGACAGGTCCATCATTAACTGCAAATAAAATGGGGTCTGACGATGAAGCGGATGTAGATGATATCATTGTATTCCGAGCTATATTAACTAGTTTAAGTGATTCATTTTCACCGAATTGGTCTGAGGTTAAAATGATTGGTCGAGCAGATCCTAATTATCAATATAGCGGATATGCTAGATCAT